CACCAATGACGTTTGCTATTTTTAACGCTTGAGTGATTAGATCAGAGGGAGTTGTCGGCAGCGGTTGAGTCATTTTTTGGTCTGCCCCTCTTAGTTTCTTTTATCTCTGGAACGATTAAAACTTGTGCTTCTTCTTCAGGTGTCTGAACAAGATGCTGCTCCCCAAGCGAGTCAGTAACCCACTTGGGAAACTCTACAAAAGTGTAAACAGGGGAAACCAACTTCCCCCTGTAGTATTGTTCAATTGGCATTAGACAATGTCTGGAACAATACAAGACCACTCAGGACGGATCGCAGCGTATCCGTACAGAATATCCATACGAGTAATCAAGGAGTCAGACATTACGTCATAAGCCTCAATCATTCTTAAAGAGATTCCATCGAACTGTGCACGAGCAGCCTGAACAACACCAGCAGTAGGCATTTCTAAGTCAGCAGTTGCTAAAGTGAAAGCCTCTGGGAAATAAGCTATGTTTTGACGATAGCTTGTAGAAGCAGCCATTACCAAACTGATCGCTGCAGAGTTTGCAGGAGATGCAGTTACTGTATTAAACGCTGCTGGAGCAGGAGTAATAGCAGGGTAAATTGGAATGCTTGTTGCACCAGATGCTACGTTTGCAGTAACAACGAATTGACGTAGTTGGCCTTGTGAGTTACCAGTCAAACGGTTAATTGCGTATACACCTGCGATTGTGATGATGTCACCCTGGTTCAAAGTTCCAGTAATTGCATTCACAGTCAATGTTGTTCCTGTTTGGCTTGCACCATTAACAGTACCACTTGAGAATGAACCAACTGTGTGAACTAGAGTAGTTTGATCGTACATCCAGTCAAATCCGAGAGTGTCTCTGGTAATAACACCAGTTTCATAGTTCTCAGCAATTTTAACTTGAGGATTGAACAAACCTGCCAAAAATGAAACAGTACGAGCTTGAGTGACTGGATCAAGAATAATCTTGCGTTCCATTCTTGGAGCCAAGTTTTGATCCAAAGAAGAACCTGCAGTCAACCATGTTGTTGCATTTGGACTTACCAAGGTTGTACCGCTTGAGAAGTTTGGTGAAATGTTGGCTGATTGAGATGCTACGTTCATCAAGTCTGCTGCAACATACGCTGCCAAACGATTGACCGCAGGAGCGAGAATACGCTCGGAGAAGTCATCGAGTGACAATGTTTTCTCAGCAGTACCAAAAGAAACAGGTACGTTTGCTTGTGTTGCCACAGTCAAAGATGTATTCTGTTCGTTAGTACCTTGAGGAGTAATTGCAGGCCCAGTTGATACTGTGTAATCGTTGGGTAAACGAATACGCAAAGTTGAACCGATTTTCGCACCTGTACGAGCAAACTGATCGTCATACTGGCGGGAAACTGTTCTTAGAAAAGCATTAGATTGAGTGAAAAGTCTGACCGCTTCATTTGTGATCTGACTTATCGTAAGAAGTGAATTGCTAGTAGTCATGTTGAACTACCTCCTTTGACGAATAAAGAAATGAATTGCTTACCTTTCGGTAAACTCCTAATTTCCCCTGGCCTCTGGAGACTATCTTTTACGGCCCAACACAACGATTTACGGCTCGCTTCTGCCTGTACACCATTCTAATGCTAAAAATCTAATTTATCAACGCTTTTTTCTAGCAGTTGCTCGTCTCCATGCAACCCAGGCTTCGGTATCACTCATGGGAGGTTCAGCCCCTGCGCCTGTTGGAGCAGACGAACCCCCAGTCACTTCCCCAACTGGAGCAGGTGCGCTAGACTTTTGCTTGGACAATTCCTTGGCTGCCTTTGCCGATAACTTGGTCAATTCAATCCCGAGTTGCATTGGACTGAGTTGCGAAATCCTTATTGCGTCATTGACATTTTCAGACTTCCCAAGGTAAGTGATTACTTTCTCAGGGTTTGGAACTTCAGCCAAAGCGTGCAGGAAATCATTCCCACCAACACCAGCCAACTGTAAATTCTGAACTGACCGATCATATTCCTGACCAAATTCAGCCTTGGCATTCTTTTCAATCTCGTTCATTTTGTTTAAGAATGTCTGCTCTTGAACCCTTTGGTTAGCTATTTGAGTAGCCAATTCCTCAATATTTTGAGTATTTTGAGGCTGATATTGTTGTTGAGGCTCTGGCTGACTTTGCATTTGTGCCTTAAGTGCAGCGAGTTGTTCGGCAGCAGAATTCTTGGCTGCAGCTAATTCACCCATCCGTTTTCTAGCCCATTCGGGTAGATCATGGTAAGAGTTGTCTTTGGCCTCTGGAGCTTTTTGCTCTGGAGTTTGCTGAGGGGCTTGGGCAGCGTCAGCCTGGTTATTTCCTTCAGTTACGGTTTGTTCAACTGTAGTTTCCATTTTCATCCTGTAATGGTTGGGATAGCATTTTGCAAATATTGTGAGGGGTCTATGTAATCGGGGTTAATGTCTTGAGCAGGATTTTTGGCTTGTTCGATCTCTCCAACCATCTTGTCAGTAATTCCCCCCAGTTGCGTAGGATTCACATCCTTAATAAGTGTCTTCAATCTTTCGGTCTCAGCCTTGAATGCACTAATTAAACTGTCTCGCTCTTTCTCCAATCTGATAGCCAAATGGTTGAGAGCGTCCATATCAAGTCTTTGTTTCTCCATGACTTGATCTACTTTCCTGTCCTGAACCTGTTGAGTCAGCGCAGCAATAACTTGTTGAGACTGTTGGAGTTGTTGCATTAAAGCCTGTTCTTGTTCGCTTGGACCAGTCCCCAGGATAGCTGGAGGAATCCAATTTCTCATCCGTTCCTGCAACTTATCCGCATTGGGAAAGTCAGCCGAACCCATGTACAGATCACCGATAACCTGTGCGAGTTGCGGTTGTTGGCCAATCATTTGAGACATTGCAGCAAATGCTTCTTGTCTTCTAGTTTCATAGTTAGAACCAGATTCTGCAACTACGTCATAAGAACCAACGGACGGATTAAATATTGTGGATACTTTGGCCTCCTCCTTGTCTTCCATTTGTTTGTAGGCCGTTTTAAGAGTTGGGTCAATCATTACCTCTTGCTCTGTGCCGTCCTCTCCCAAAATTCTAATAGTCCGTTTTGTGTCGTATATCTTAGGAATCAGATCAATCAAAATCTTACCTGTGAACTGGATAGCCATGTTTTGATTGTCTTGGAAGTGGTAAGTTACCCTTTCTCCTTGATATTGACGTTTGCCAATTGCAACCCCTGAGAGTTCTTGACCTTGCGCCCCAAACGTCTGTTGGTACTGACCTGAAGTCATCATCATTTCATTCTCAGCGACTTGCATTCCTTCCATATAGACTGGAGCAGAGGAGGGAGGTTGAGACCTTGCTGGAGAAGGAATAGGGTTTCCGTTTTCGTCCGCATGGTTGTAAGCTAGGTAAGCGTGATTCTCAGTATTTGCAGTTGCCCAATAGTTTTCTAGGCCCTCTATTGCCTCAACTGGGGCTAAATACGGTGATTTTGACTGTAGAGCACCATATTCAAGGGCTGCTGAAGCGTTGTAGTTGTACGCTCTTTGTGCGTCCTTCATGTATCGAACTAATCCCTTACGGTCTAATCTGCCCTCAATCTGCATTTCCTCACCAGGTACTCGGACGATTGGAACGTATTTTCCTGCCCAAATTCCTTTCTCTAAAATCTTATTCCCACCAATCAAATACTTGTGGATAACATTCTTGTCAATGCGCCTGCGCTCAATGTCCGCACCCATTCGGATAGCCTCATTCAGCATCTTGACTTCTTCTTTAGTCATATCTGATTGACGCTCAAACTTCATTGATCCGTCTTCATTTGGGATTGAATAAAGCCATTCCTTTTTATTTTCACGTTCGTAATAAGTAGCCAAACGGACAACATCTTTAGTAACCCAGGACTGCGCCCCACCTGAATAAGCCATTGGAACGGACTCACCTGGGTACTTCATCTCAAACACTTCTCTTGGCATATCTTCATAGATAAACCCAAACCGAGCGTCTGAACCATCCCTTTTCTTAATGTGTGGATCAAGATAAACGCTCATTGCGTCTGGGACTTCTCGAATGTATATCTCTTGATCAAACGTAGAATCGTCTGCGTAGGCAGTTGTGACCGTCCAATATCCTATTCCACCACCTACTTGTTGCTCCGCTGCCATATCGTACGCAGTTTTAGCGTTAGATATGTACTCAATGTGACGAACCAATCCTTCAAAGATTTCAGCAGCTTCATAAGTTCCATCATTTCCTGTTGGATGTACGCTAACAGACGGTTTGTTTTCTTTTAGGTTATTAACAACGTGCAACCAATGCGTATGCACCTTATTAATAGTGATCATGGGCTGAGTGTTCAGTCTGCGTCTGGCCTTAACCGCAGGCTCCCATTGATCCTGGTTGTCCGAGTCGGCAAATAAGAACCTCATGTCCTCCCTAAAACTTTGCCTGGAGGCTTGCTCCCAGTCCAAACAATGTTTAAAGTTGTCGTGCGCTCTGCGGATAATTTCGTCTTCGGTGTTTGTTGCCATGTTTACATCCAAAATCCAGGTGAATTATTAGAATTAAACTGTTTTTTCGGTGCGTTTTGTGATTTTTTCTCAACTTTTGATCGCAAAATTGCAGGAAACAGTTCGGTTAGCACCCAAATCCAAGCGTCTGCTCGGTTTGGAGACTTAGATCCATTGTAACCATTGGTGCTAAATCCTCCAAGTTCTTCCTCTAAATCTGCGAACCTTCCAACGTGCCTGATTTTTCCCTGTTCGTAAAGTGGAGCAAACGGCTCTGCCCTGACCATCTTTGATCGAGTGGCAAGGACTGACTTGTAATTTGTTCTTGGCCTAGACGCTTGAATAACCATTTCAACCATTGCACCACCATAATTATTCTCACCCACCAATATGTCTGCGTTGTGCCTGTCGTATGCACTTGTTGCGACTTTGCCCCAGGTTGCAGGCCCTGCTTTGACTGTGCAGTCCTCAAGTAAGTATGCGTTCCCATCCGTCCCCAAAGCTCCTACAACAATACCAATTGCATCATTGTCAGCATTGTCAGAGTCTCCTGCTCCACTAGGGTCAACTCCAACGACCACTCGAACAAACTCAGGTAAATCTTCCTCTTGAGTGCGCCACCGATCAAAGTACAAGTCAGTAAACAGTTGGTTAGGGTTAGCATCTGTAAACTCTCCTTCTAAGAATCGTTTTCTGAGCCTGGCTGACAATCCTTCCAAAGTCTTTAAGTATCCGTCCGACAAGTTATCCACATTGTCTTTAGGATTGATTTGAAAGTATGCGTAATCCTCGGGAGTGTAAAGGTTGGTTCCTGTCTCTGGGTCTCTGCGCTGCACAAATAACTTGTACGTCCAATGGTTCTTATCTGGCGGGTTGCAGTCAAAGAACATCCTTGGCTTAAGTGGCTTCATCTCAATCTTTTTATCCACCATGATTTGCTGATTGACTTTCTGAGCCAAGCGAGTCATTGCAATCCCCACCGAACCCCAAGCTATCTGGCTGGACTCATTCAAGTAGATTGTGCTGAACTCCATACCTAGAATCTTTTCCGTCCTTTCCTTGTCATCCAACCCACCAAACCAAATCTCTGATCCATTGTCCAGCTTCGCAAACCAATGCGTCTTATCTAACTTGTAGTTGACCGTTGGATAACAAATCTTCATTACCTTTGGGAATGTATCGTAAACCACCGAGTTGACAACGTGATTAAATCTAAACCTGAGAATTGTGTGCCTTGAACCGCCTGCTTTGATCGCCCTGGTTACTATCTGTCTGATTGTGATGAACGTCTTACCCGACCTTGACCCACCAAATAGCATGACGTAAGTGGGGTCTCCACTCATCAACTTCATGGCCTCAATCTGTTTCTCTGTGTACTTAAGCGTCATTGTCGGTTGCTACTTGCATAAGAAGTGGCCCACCAGATGCACCTGTAATCTCTTGTTCGGTCTTGTCTCTCCAGCCAAGAACATTCTTAGCCGTAAAAATTGAAAAGTTAGCGTTATAGACTCCAGCAGTCGCTCCTTCGACTAAAACTGACTCTTGTAATTGCCTGGCAATCTTATAGGCGTCAGAAAATTCAGGACGAATAAGCCTGTCGTTTGCGTCTCTTTCGTTGGCCCAATGATGTAAAGTTTCCCTTGTAACCCTTTTATTGGCTGCAAACCTTGTAAGGGTAGGGAATAGATTGCATAGTCTTTCAGTCTTTTCTATACCATTGGGAAAAACAATAGTTTTCTCTGTATAGGCAGGCTGATTAAAGTAGTCTATGAGTTCTTGGGCATACTCTGGCTTGTAATCCGTAGGTCTGCCGACTGGGTTGGGGTGTGATTTAACTGTTTTCTTCATAGTGTCAGATTGTAATACTATTCTGACAAATTGCAAATTTATTGTTGATTTGCCAGTTGATTATGTATGTCTTCTAAATAGTTTGGAGCGTGAACGTCTGTTACGTCTATTGGTTTTTGAGCTAATTGTTTGTGGAGGTTTTCTAGGTAATTGGGTGAATGTACGTCATCGTTACTTGTTCCAAGGGATGCTCCACCCAAACTTAAAGGTACAACTCCTGCCAAAATATTGGTACTGGATGATTGAGTTGGATCAAAAGCAGCAAACTTTGACCTAATCATTGATGGATCTTGCAAAGCAACAATATCACTTTTTTGTGACTCATAAAACTTTTTCATTGCTTTTTGAGATTCGTCAAATTGTTTACCAGTTACATTTGACCATGTTTCATCTGGGACAATTCCATACTTATTAAGCAAATATTCTTTAGCTCTCATTACATGACTATTAGGTCCTAAATCTTTAACATTTTTTATTTCAATGCCTTTTTTACCTAAATCAGCAGCAATCATTCCTAATTCATCTGTGGTTGTTGCTGAATTTAAATCCAATCCTAATTCTTGAGGGCTATATTTAATTTTGCCTGATTTTGCGCCTAATTGATTAGTATATATATCAGACCAATTTTTGCCTCTAGCATTTACATTTAATAAATCATTCTTCTTAACCATAACAGGCAAAATATTCCCACCACCTGAAGATGAAATATAAGTTTCTGCCGTTGTTGGATTTGTTGTAAAAAAAGCACCAGCACCAGCAGTTTTTCCTTTCCCTTTTGTATTAAAAGCCTCAATGTCTTCATTTGTTCCATGATACATAGGTGTTTCATAACCCATTGCTTTTGCTCTCATTTCTGGAGTGTTGTCTTTAGGCAAACCTAAACCACCCTCAGAAACTGGCAATGCAGCATTTTCTTGAGCAATCTTAAATGCTTGTTCTCTAGGATATTCAAATTTGGAACTTAATGCCTTATGTACATCTTCCAAGTAATTAGGTGCATGTGGGTCTTGAGGTATTGGAACTGAGTTTCTTTCTTCTATCTTTGCTAGATTTGGGTCAAAAATAACAAAATTCCTAGTTCCTTTCCCTGCTTGTCTACTTGTTTCATCTAAATATTTAATGCCTGGAATACCATGTTTTGCTAAAGCTGCCTCTCCAGATCCCACAGATCCAGTCAAAGATTCCCATGTATTTAAAAAATCTTTAGGTGTTATGTCTTTTCCATAAAGCAAAGATAAATCTCCACCTAAATCATCCATTGCATTAGGAGGTAATAATTCTTTGGTTTTTTTGATTGCTTTTTGAACATCTGGATGTTGTTCGCTTAAAGGCTTATCCCAATCAAGCATTTTTGCTATGTGTTCGTCTGGTAGGTCTACTTTGTAAAGATTTCCTTGTTTTGATTGTTCAATCTTTGCCCCTTTAAGGGATTTAATATTGTCAATTTGTTTTTGTGCATACTCAGGATTTACAAATCCACTTTTTAAAGCATCTTCAGCTTGTTTTAAGGCTTTTTTATATCCATTTGCAGCAATTGACATTCCTTCAGAAAACAATGGATGGCTTGGTGCTAATGGTTCTCCATTTAATGTTGTTTTATAAGTAGATAATGCGTCTCTATATTCTTTTGCAACATTTGGGTTTTCAGCTAAATAAAGCCCATGTCCATAAGCCTGTGACCCTTCGCCAGTTCCAATCTTGCTCATGTCAAACTTGTTGAATGTGTGTGGACTACCATGCCAAGTAGTCATTCCAACTGGGTTGTAAGACTCTGCCATTGCTTGCGCTAGTTCTTGCGTCTTAGGGCCGTAACCCCTTTCTTTGGATGCTTGGGCAAGTGATTCGTTGTATTGTCTGGCCCTGTCATTGGCATAGCCAAGCATTTGCATAAGACTGTTTTGTGGATCGCTGAGAACGTCCGCTGCCCTGCGTTTGTAACTGTCAATCGTAGAGTAAAGATCAGCTATTGAGGGCATTTTAGTTTATCGTTTGCGGTTGTTGTTCAATGTCTACGTCAAATCCATGTTGCCTGAGAAGTGTTACCCAGTCGTGTGCAACCTGTAAAGCTAAACCTTCTCCAAGAATATGAATCGTTACTTCGCTTGTTTCGTCATCAATGTCTATTGTGACGTTAGACCTGCTCACTTCTTCTTTTTTGGTTTTGCAGGCATAGCAGTCTTTGCAGACTCCTTGAATGCCTTTTCAGTTGGAGCATCCTTTGACCCAACTGGCCTCATCTTTTCAAGTGGCTTACCCTCGGCCTTTTCTTTTTTTATCCGTTCTTGCTTTTTATGGATATTCGCATAAAGTCCAGGTTTCATTAGCACTTCCAGTTCTTTAATGATGCTTTAGCCCTTTCAGCAGTCCCTTTTGCGTTTTTTACAACACCTTCCATGCGTGCACAAAAACTAGCCTTGCGCCCCTCATCTTTCTTTGTCTTTGGATTTGGAGCAGGCGGTTTTAAGTGCGATCCGTTCTTCTCGTTGTACTCAGCCCGACCTTTTGCAGTCATCCCTGCGCCCTTACTCGTTGGGTTATAGGTCTTACCCTTGCCAACTGTCTTGTGAGGGATTGGCTTATCGTGTTTCATTTCTTTTTCTTTTTCTCTGCCTGTCTTTTCTCAGAATAAGCAATTGCAACCGCTTGCTTAACTGGACGGCCTTCTTTGATTTCTGTTTTTACGTTCTCTTTAAATGCTTTTTTTGAGGCTGATTTCTTTAACATGATTATCCTTGCGTGTGGAGAATTGCATAATTAATTGTGACTGCCTCTGAATAAGCATTGTTTGTTGAGTTTTTAATCACAACAGTAAACTGCCCATTTGTAATTGCTGCAATAAATACGTTATAAGCTCCAAGTGTTCCACCACTTGCAACACTTGCAATAACTGTATCTTTTGCGCTTACTGCCGAACAACTTACGGTAAATACGGCCTGCGCCCCTGGAGCGAGTTGCGAGTTGGCAGTAATGATTGAACCAGATGGAGTATTACAAGTTACACCATTCGTTTTGACGCTAGACTGAGTGACTTGAATGTAATTCCCTGCAGCATACCCTATCTCACCAGTCGCAATCACATTGTTAGCAGAAACAATATCTGCTCCCTGAATGTTTTGATCAGAATAAGCAACACCAATGGCTTTTGAATTACCCATTGTCATTTTTTCATCTTTATGCGAGATAAAGCCTTCATTTGATCGTCAGCGCATCTCTTTGCTGCAGCCAATCTAGTCCTACTTGCCTCAATCTCTCTGGCAGCTTGGAGCGTCCTTAGATCGCTCTCAGCTTGCCATTTCTTCTCTTGAGCCATGTCTCGGCTCGGCATAGATAGAACTTCAACCTTTTTAGCGACCTTGGTTGCCATTATCTGTTACCAGAATTGATATTCTTTTGTGGGAGCATTGGAACTCCGTTTGTTAGATTAGGCTCTTTTACTGGCCCCATTGGAGGACGAATATAAGGCTTTGTGCCATCTCTGCACTCTGTTGCGTAGTTCGCAGCGACTTGTAAATGGCCTGGGTCTTTTAGACCAGTCTTGCCCATTTTGTCTTTTGCTGCGTCTGACTCATATTCCATTTTTTCCATTTTTGCCATTTTTTATCTCCTTGGGGTTAACGGTGTCCACCGATCCGATAGACTTCGGATGCAGTTGGGGTAATTGATGCTACTGTGACGTTTGCAAATGTGATTGCAACTGTATTAGCTGCTGAAACTCTTGCGCCTACTATTCCAAGACCTGCTTGTGCGGTTGGTTTGTTAACAAATATTACGTCACCAACTAAAACACCAGGTACAGTAAAAGTCTGCTCTGCGGTTGTTGCTGCGCCAACTGCTGCAGGACTTAATGTAGCCGTTGTGTTGTAAACACTTTTAATCGGCAAAAACGCATCATTAAAGAAATTGAGATACGTCAGATTAGCTTCGTCAGTTGCAACACCTTGATAATTTGGCATGGAAATCCCCTTAAATAAATCGGATTATCACAAAATTTAGGTTGTCAATCAACCGTTTTTAGCATTTTAACCTTTTTTCGATAAATTTGGACAATTTCTTTTAGTTCTTCAATTAGGTATTTTTTAGGCTCAAAGTCGTTTTCAAGTCGCAAAACCTCATCCAATCCAATCTTTTTTATAAGGTTTATCCGATAATTTATGAGATTTCCTGATAAATGAGTATTGCAAGGTTGACATTGTTTGTGTACGTTTTGCTCGTCAAACCTCAGATTTGGTCTAGCTCCTGTGCTCAGATAGTGACCAGCGTGATATTGGCCTTGATGGTGTCTCAAACAGGATATACAGGGTTTGGATTGGTCTCGGAGTCTAATGTATTGGTTAAATACCACTTGAACATCTTTAATCCAATCCGACCGAGTTTTTAGCTTCTCCAAGGCTTTTTTAGTTTCTACCCTATCCAACCTATCAACCTTTGCTTTTGTCTTTGCCTTGGATTGATGTAGCCAGGTTAAGGCACATTCCAATCCGCAAGTCTTTTGGCTCATAGATCGTCTGACAAATTCAGACCTGCAAATCTTACATTTAGTCATTGGGAGTCCATTTGGTTGTTTAACTAGTTAGGCCAGAAACAAGGAAAATTGCCTAAATCCAACATCCTGGAACGCCTTGTTAACCTCCCAGTTCATATTTTAAAACTAAGTAGTAATTTTTGTATCCAGTCTTGATCTGGATTGCAATAATTAATTTTAGGATTAAATTTGCATCCAATCTTCACTTTACCTGTGTTGTAAGGTATTTGAATCATATTTATCCTTTAAAGTGGGTAAATCTAAATCAATTTCTTCAGACCTGATTTGTCTCTGAAGATAATTTCTTAGCCAATCTGCGCCCCCAATATCTTTAAACATTTCTTTTTGTTTTTCAGTCAATCTCACATAAATTGTAGTGTTTGATCCAGTTAATTCAGTTTTAGGTCTCGGCATATTGATCCTCAAATTTAACATTATGTTCAGCACCAAAAGCAAAAATTAACTCCAAAAGTTCGGACATTTCTGCTTTTGTCATTTTAGAAGTCGATTGACCAAGAACCACAAACCCAGTTCCGTCAATATTAGGTACAACTTCTTGTTTTTTAATTGCGCTGGAGAACACAAACTTCCATTCCTCAGAGGTTAGTTTGCGTCCATGCCAAACAACTTGTTTTGATATGTCAGACAAAGAAGCCCAAAGTTTTGCGTTTTGTTCCAAAGTTCGAGTTGCAGGTTTGAACTCCACAACCCATCCCTCGGGAGCAATTCCAACAAAGTCTTTAGCTCTTTGCCTGGCCTCAGAGTGACTTAGAATAAATATTCTTTTGTCCGTAGTCATACATTGACTTCTTTATCATTTGGTACATTGATCGGCCTGACTCTTTTTTAAGTTGAATCTGTCCTCCAATTTGTCTCAAATCGGTGTAATAGGAGTTATCTAAAATGTCAATGTTGTTTTTTTTCAATGACTTTCTGAGTGCTTTTGCTTTTTTTGCGTTCATTAGAATTTCACATCAAAAATGTTGCGTTTGGGTAAACATTGAATGTCAATCACAATGTCGCTCATCATGCCTGAAATTATGCGCTTAGACATGATTGGAACTGCTCTGAGACCGTCCTGTTCGCATTGGATAGTGGCAGACACCACTTCAGACCTAGACATTTGTTGCGCCTGGGGATCAACTCTGACTGGCACAACTGGAGGGGATGTATAAGTGTATTGAGTTGGAGTTTCTAGTTTGGGAGTAGAGCACCCAGCTAGGGCCAAGAGTGTTATGAGTAAGTATTTCATGGTTAAGCCTTTAATGAGTAAACTGCAACAATTACATCTTTGCCAAATTGGTTTTTGACTTGTTTCCTTGAAGAAACTATTTCAATCCCAGTTGTTTTTAGCTCTGCAATTCTTGCTGCAAGTCTAAAGCACCCAAACAGTTTTAAAGCGTCCATCGCAGTCAACGATTTTCCTTTAACCAAATATTCAAATATCATCATGTTTTGTGTTTTCATCTTTAATTTTCCTTAGTTGTTGATTAATCTTTCTCAAATATCCAAGCTCTCATTTCTGGTTTTGCTTTTGCTCCTATGTTAGTGGTTAATTTTAAAACTTCTCTACTGACAATTGCATCTTCAAAAGGGTCTTTGTCTGGACAACCTGCACAATTTCTAGCCTGGCATACTCCAAGCACTTCACAATGTCTGGGTACTCGCTGCCATATTGTTTTAATTTTCACTTAAGATTCTCCAAGCGGTTGCTGCACAAAGTGGGACTTGTCCATTTCCAATGGCCTTAAGTCTGTCCATTCTAGCGGCCACCCCATCAGCCACTCTACCCAAGTCGGGTTCAGTTGTCCACCAACTTGCGTTGCCAATCCGTCCCCACTCTTTTTGCTTGCACCTTTGCGATTGTTGTTCCCGCATACTGTTGGAGTTGCCCATTTCACCGCAGTTATTAAATTTATTTGATGTTTCTTTGTCTGTAAATTTTCCCAACTCCGAGGGCCTCTTTTCCCATCCCAAGCGTTTGGCGTGGGCCACAATCCAGATACGTTCTCGTCTGTGATTTGCTCCGACATCGGACGCAGATACAACTCCCCACCGATTGTCATACCCCATCGAGGTAAGATCTGCAAGGCATCGTTCAAGTCCTCTAAAAGTGAGCATTGGACTGTTCTCCACAAATGCGAATCTGGGTCGTACTTCGCTAATAATCCGTGCCATTTCTGTCCACATTCCTGATCGTTCCCCATCAAGCCCGTCACCTCCTCCTGCAATGGATATGTCTTGGCAGGGAAATCCTCCCGAAACAACGTCAACAATTCCTCTCCAAGGTTTTCCGTCAAAGGTTTGTACGTCATCCCAAATCGGGAAAGGCGGAAGAAGGCCGTCATTTTGTCTGGCGCACAATACGCTTGCTGGGTATGGTTCCCACTCAACGGCACAGACTGTTCGCCATCCGAGAAGTTTTCCCCCCAATATTCCCCCACCAGCGCCTGCGAAAAGAGCCAACTCATTCATAATCTCCTCAACTTAATTTGTTGTCTTAAATGCTCAGGCATAGGGACAAAGTTCTTGCGTTCCTCATCCAGTTTAACCAAGTAAGGATCACGTTCCTGTACTAAAGTAGAAATTTCAGGTATTTCTGCTCCATCCCATCTTTGTTGATTAAGATAAACCAAAGGAGCAGGAATAAAAGCTCCGTTGTCTTTTCTCCATTGATCAGTTGTTTTTTGCCATTCAACGTGCTTAATTATTTGATCAGCGCATGATTCGCAATAAGTCTTATTCCAAACCTTCTCGCATTTAGACTTTCCTCCCTTTCGAGTGCTTTTAGGCCAAGTCTTCCAAAATAATTCAAATTTAGTTTCCATTTTTTCTTCCTTTTTCTTTAGTCAAAGCTCTGCCAAGGGTGGATAGAACCTACCTTCTCCAGAATCAATTGTTTATCTTTAAATATAACAAAAGAAACCCAAGTGCCCATGAGGGATTTATTCGCTTGCTCATAAGTCTTGTTCCACCATGTACTTATGAGGTTACTGATACCTAAATCAAGTTCAGTCGAGTTTTGCACAGGGGTGTATCTGTGTACGGTGTTTTGTTCCAAGCCATCCATGCAAATGCTCTGCTTTCGTGTGGAGTACGGTCTCCAAAAGCAAAAAACCTCATAAATTACTCTGTGGTCTTGGCTCTTGGCGAGAGCAACAACAAACGTATGACGCAAATCAAAAGTTGGTTTATTGTCTAGCAAGACCACACAGGAATCTATGAGGTTAACAATAATTTGCGTCTTACGTCTGATGCCACTCAGACGCTTAAAAGTATACATTAAATTTTCCTTAAATAAATAATAATTATCCAAAAAAACCATAAAAACCAAGGTTGATCGTATTCAATTAAAAAATAAAGACAAAAAAAGTCCATTTCATCAAATTTCACTTAAAACCTTTTTATTTCGTCAAACCAATCTGGACGCAATACTTTTAATTGCCAAACTCTACCCTCTGGCAGAGTCTTCCAAGCAAATACGCTCTGCCGACTGACTCCAAGGAGCCTTGCGAGTTTACTTGCGCTGCCTGCTAATCTGATTGCCGTTTCTTTTTCCATTCGGTAATTGTAAGTTAAAACTGACAAATATTCAAATTAATTAAAAATATTTTGTAAATTGTTCTTTTTTTGTCAAAATAGCCTTACAATAAACTCAGACGCTACAAACCTGTACGTCATTTTTAACTAAGGAAAATTGAAGATGGAACATAACATTCTCCCTTCCAAAGACAATTTGGATCACTACAAAGACGGTTACCAAGATGGTATCAAATCGGTCTTAAACCTTGTCCATGACTATACAGGACACAAAATCAACTCCCAGGCTGAACTAATCAAGTTTATTCGTGGGCTTGAACTTGATGCTAAGTATCCACCCATTAAGGAGTACAAATAATGGATAAAGAAGACAAAATCGTTGTTTACGGTTGCATCATTATTTTTATTTTTATTATTGGATATTTAACTGGGGCGCAAGTATGAAAGTTTATAAATCAATCAATGCTATTCAATTGGCTTTATCTAAAAGTGGTATTGCCAAAGACCGTACAAATTCTCAAGGAGCAACTTACAAATTTAGGGGAATTGATGATGTTTACAACGCAATATCACCTTTATTGGCTGAACATGGACTTTGCATTCTTCCAAGAATGTTGACCAGAATTTGTGATGAACGCATTAGCGCAGCAGGAAAACCGCTTTTCTATGTAACCGTAGAAGCTGAATTTGATTTTGTGGCTGCTGAAGATGGCTCTAAGCATACTGTTAAAACATTTGGTGAAGCAATGGATTCTGGAGACAAGGCCACAAATAAAGCTATGAGTGCAGCTTATAAATATGCTGCATTTCAAACCTTTGCAATACCAACTGAGGGGGACAATGATGCAGATGCTCATACGCATCAAGTAACCCCCAAGCGTATTACAAATGTTCAGCAACCTGAATTCAACGAATCAGTAGCTGCCGACTTGATTACTGCAATTGGAAACTGCCAAAACCTTGAAGAACTAGAAAAGGCTTTTAAGGCTGCTTACAAATACTGCGTAAACCATGAAACTTACAAAGTGGCAACCATCAAAGCAAAAGACTTATTGAAATCAAAATTAGGGGGATTAGCATGACAACACAAAACGAAACCAGAGCATCCGAGTCACAACATTGGTATGACCGACAAGGAAACCCACAGTACACCGTCATTGGTAAGAACGGCAAAGAGCGCAACACAACGCTCAGAGACGCTCGGACAATGAACCTTGTCCCATCCGTCACAACCATTCTGAATGTCGCTGCCAAGCCTGCATTAAACGTCTGGTTGCAACGCCAGGTACTTATGGCTGCGCTAACCCTTCCCAAACGTGCGGAGGAGACCGAGGAAGAATGGATTGCTAGGATCATGTCCGATTCTAAGGAGGAGGGCAAGGAGGCTGCCAACCGCGGGACTGAAATCCATGCGTCAATCCAAGGATTTTATGAGGGACGAGGTTATGGGGCGCATCAAGAACATTGCCAATCTTTTGACAATCTTATGCGTGAACACTATGCTTCCCAGATTTGGATTCCTGAAATGTCTTTTGCCCATGAGGACGGATTTGGAGGTAAAACCGACTTACACACTAAGACCGATCGAGGGGTTGTAATTGACGTTAAGACTAAGGAATTTGACGTTGGAGACAAGATTGTTGGGTATGACGAACACTTGATGCAACTCGCAGCGTACCGAGTTGGCCTTGGACTGCCCCATGCTGAGTGCGCCAATGCTTTTGTATCTCGCACCAACCCTGGCCTTGTTGTCCTTCACAAATGGACTCAGGAAGAATTAGAAAAGGGTTGGTTAATGTTTAAAAACTTACTTCAATTTTGGCAGACAAAAAATGGACACAAGTAAATTAAATTACTACGAACTCAGGCATTTAGAGTGGTATTTTTTAACAGTTGCTTATGAGTATTTAGGCAAACATGAAATTTTGCATTGGTCTAATCTTTTTACATCGGTGCAATTTAAACTTTTAGCAGACGAAATAGAAAAGGAATCAAATGTTCAATCAAATTCAAGTTATCGGTAATGTTGGCAAAGACCCCCAGATAAGAGCCATGCCATCTGGAGACCTGGTTGCCAATTTCTCGGTTGCAACCTCCGAAAAATGGAGGGATAAGTCTGGGGAAATGATGACTAAAACCGAGTGGCACAACGTCACTTGTTTTGGTAAATTAGCCGAAATTGCTGAGAAATACATAAAATCTGGGAAAATGGTTTTTATCCAAGGTTCGCTTGTAACTCAGAAATATACGGACAAGAATGGTGTCGAAAAAACCTCAACCCACGTTAAGGCTGATACGATCCGCTTGCTCGGAGGGGAAAAAACCGACAATAATAAACCTGCCCAAACTAATTCAAAACCTGCCGTTAATAGATCGGGTTTTGATGACTTGGACTCGGACATACCATTCTAAACTTTGGAGAAAACGACATGAACGCACTAATTGATGCTTGTATTTTTGCAACTGTGATGATGTTAGCTGGAATGATAACAACAGGTGCGTTCTTGTTTATTTTGTATTTAGCAGGGGCTTATGATGACTAAAGAAGAAATAATTGATATGGCTAAAAAATGTGGTTGGGATAATCCAGCCATAAATATGAGTCCTTTATACGAATTTGCCAAACTGATAGCAGAGAAATCAAAGCAAGAGCAGGATATGCCTGTGGCAATAATTGAAAATAATAGTCAAAATTGGAAAGGAATGGATGGTGCAATTGCTTGGCATTTAATTGAACGTCATGCTGTTAATTGGGCGGACGTTGGAAAAATGATGAATGAATGGTTATTTTCTAACACAACACCACAAACTAAAAAGTGTGATGAATGTGGAAATTGCGGTGGGTATGCGCTGTATTGCTTATCATGTGCTGAAAAGTTTATAGGTAATAAAGAATGGGTAGGGTTAACTGATGATGAAATATTTGAAATTTGGAAAAAATCAATGTTTATAGATAATGGAAAACATGCAGTTTTAAACAACCAACCATTTGTTCATTTTGCCAAAGCAATAGAAGCTAAATCGAAAGAGAAAAACAATTAATTACCTTTTATTCGTCCAATCCGAATAATCAGTTCTTGATCTTCTTGGCAGTCTTTAGAACAAAACTGTGAGTTGGGTTTACTAACATCATTACAAGTTAAACAAAAGCCCGTATATTTAGGTTTTGCTCGTTTTCTAATCTTATTAAGTGCAGATTCTCGGTGCAATTCCTCGGTAAAGTGAGCGTCATCTGCAAGATCATTCATTTTGCTATGTCTGATAAAAACAACGCTGCCTCCGCTTGCCTTCTTCTAAGTAGACCAGCCATGACATGACCACCTGCCATGTCCCATTTTAAAAACTCTGCTGCTGCGCCCTCATGGTCTCCCTCATTTACTTTTTTAAGTAAAGTTGAAGTATCCAGGTTACGACATCCGCAATTAAAAGCAAAGTCCACCAATGCGTCAAATTCGCCCTGTGTGACCTCAATTTTAAGTTTACTATTAACGTGATCAACTGCCTTTTGAACATCCTGTAACAGCAGTTTTTCGGCTTCTTCTTGGGTAATTAAAAGACTGTGGAATACGTCTGCACCTGTGTGACCATAACCAATTGTCCAAGGTGCTCCACCAGTTGCAGGGTCTGGGTAAGCCTGGAGCTTACAACCTTCAAATTGTTCAGTTAACTTTAATCCGTCTTTAGAATAGTTCATTTTATTGGTGTTGAGTTGTGCAGCATTTCATCCTTTTTCTGACTTCCTGCGCTACTACCAAAGTAAAAAGCTACAACTTGTTCGGCCTTGGCTGACAAATAACCAACAAGAGTGCCTGCCATAGCCGACTCAATATGCGAATAACCCATCAAAGTCCCAAAGATAGTCGCAATAAAACTAGCAACAATGATCAATGCAAGAGTTGGAACTAAAAATGAATGCGTGTTCATCTGCATATTTCTAGCAGACGCTCTGTCTTCAACCGCTAATTGTTCAAAGTTAAGACCTAATTGTTCTTCAGTTTTCTTTAGTTCAAGCTCTGCAACCTTAACTTGCGCTATTTGATCAGACGATAACTTGCCTTCATCGAGCATCTTTTTAGCGTCATCCTGAGAGACTCCCAAAACTTTAGAAACCGCTTCGTATGCTAGACCACCCAGAGGCCCACCAATAGCAGTAAATATTGTAGGTGCAATGCTTTTTAACCAATCCATGTAAACCCCTTAAGAACAATATTTAGGCAAATAACCAGTCTCGTGAAAAATCTTTAAACATTCAATTTCTTTTGAATTAATCTCAAATTTTTCTTTAAAACGAATGATTGCAGGGTCTCCGACAAGACTTTTTTTGTAATCCTGGTCAATGTAATACATCAACCCTATGCAAGTGAGTGCAAAGACAAGTATTGCAGCGCATACCACCAGTCTAAATTGAAATACATCTCTGGCCTCTTTGCGTTCTCTGGCCTCTCGTTCATCCTTTTTTTTTGAGCTTTATCAAAATTAACTTTGTCTGCCATTAACTTTGTTCGTTCAGCCTGAAACTGAGTCCACAAATCTTGGAGTTCGGGAGGAGACTCATAAATAAGCATTTGTCTAAGATCGTATTCTGCTTGTTCAAGTCGTTTTCTTCTAAGGACGTTATCAAGTGCAATTGCTTGAAGACTTTTGTTTTTAGGCGGATTTTTCTCAATTTCTTTAGCATGAGCAATAGCCTTTTCCTGATGTTCAAAGAAAGAACCCAGACCGTCTGCAATTTCAGTAATAACTCCAACGGCCTCTTTACCAACCGATTTAGCTTCCTTGTAAAATGCAACACCTGACTTTACTGCTCCCAAAGCCATCATTGCTAAAGTAAAGGGGTCTATGATTTTCTCCTACTTATTAACAGAAAAACCATGCCCTGCAAGCCAAAGATAGACCATTCCTACAAACGCAGCAGAAAGCAAACCAGTTAAAGTCCACTTACCAAATGCAGCAAACTGTTCATTAAGCCATTCTTTCAAGGCTTCTTTTACTGCGTCTTTTGTGATGTTGGGGTCTAATTCTGGCATGATTTTCTACCTGTTTATTTTTCAGAAATGGGCTGAGTTGTGACTATTCTAAGCAAAGTTACAACAACAGATATTGCAATCCCTACAAACATCTGGTCTACAGGGCTTAGAGGCAACAAATTTACATAACCTTGCAAAATTGACAATATTGCCAAAAACAAAGCAAATAAAACTGTTCGAGATTTAAGAAGTTGTAATATCATTTTTATCCAATCAATAAAGATGGTGCTCTAGCAATATTATTAGCCCATATCATTTCAGCAGTTCCATTGAATTGCACATTTTCTTGATTTGCACCTGCTAAAGTTGGTGTCATTACCAAACTAACAACATTCGAAGATAAAGATGCAGTAATTGCTCCAGCAGTTATATTATTACCGCTTGCGTTAACACTAGCTGGTGTTGTTGTAACCAATTGATCTGCAGTCCCAGTAGTGCTTCCTGCGCCAAAATAAACAGTTCCAGTTGAATAATTGCTAGACATTGATATTTGAGCATCAATGTATTTAGTAGACATTGAATTTGTACCAGTAGATTTAATTGATAAATTACCTTTTACTCTTACTGATACAGAGGTTGCATTATTACTTCCATAAACTGTTGGCATCTGCACTCTACAAATTTCTGCTGAAGAAATAGAGCCTGATTGAAAACAAATTATTGGAGGAATATCAATATTGTCTCTCTGGTAATTAATTTGGTACTTATATGATTTACCACCATAAAAACCAAAAATATCAACATTTCCTGTGCTTGCATTAAATTTAAGATTTTCAGGCAATGCCAAATAAGTGTTTCCAGAAGCATCAACATTAGTTTTGAATGTCGTATTAGCTATATAAGAACCAACAACTTGATCTGGTGTAGTTGGATAACCACTTATAAAATTAACTAAAGACCTGGCAGAAGAAACATTGTCATGAAAAGAAATATTACTATTTACAATGACCCCAGAAGAATTAACAGGATTTATAGCAATTCTAGGTGCGCTTGTATTAGAAATGCTACCAAATGTGAATCTAAATTCTGCTGCAGATAAAACCCCAATAATGTAAAGAGCCGTTCCATAGGCTTCAATTGTTCCATTACCATTTGCTCCAGAACAACTACCAAATACTTTCCAAGCATAAATATTAGAACCTGATGTACCTCCTGTATTAGCCATGTAAACATTTTCTAAATTAAGACTGTTTACGTCTTCTGTAACTAAACAAGCATTAACAAAATTTAAACTAACCATGAAGTTTTCACCAATTAAAGTGTTAACTCCACAACTATGACTTGTTGCTAATGTTTGATAACTATGAGCATATGAAATTCCAAGATTAGGAGATGTTGCATAAGCAGTAAAAACATAAGGTAAATTTGCAGCTACATAACAAGTATCATATGTATTTTCTTCAGCTCCAAAATTCCAAATTCCAATAGTTCCCTGACTATTATTTACACTTGAATTATCACCCATTCCTATAATCAATTTTTCAAATTTTTGATTTTGAGTTTCAGGTAATGTAGAAGATACACCTTGATAAATTCCAACAGTTGATGGGTTTGTAGAACCAGCAGATAAATGTAAATCTCTAATAGTTAGCCATTGTGATCCAGTTGTTTCTATCATTGCATAACCAGTATTGGTTTGCCCAACAATAACAGAACCCTCACCAGCCCCAAACAACATCAACCCATCTCTACTTTTTGTCCCTGTTAATCTATTATTTGTTAAATTTAATGTTGTATTTATTAAATAATTTCCTGCAGGAAAATAAACTGCACCTGCACTTAATCCCGCAGAATTTCCTACTAATGGACAAACAGAATCAATTGCAGCTTGAATTGCTGCATAACTATCATTAGTACCAGTTGGATCTGCTCCAAAATCTAAAACGCTAACAAAATCTTTAAGTTTATTCTGTAATGTTCTTCCAGCAGAACCTGTTGATCCTTGATAAAAACCTACTAAAGTAGAGCCTGATAAAGTAGAATTTTGAGATGCTAAATTATTTTCAAATGTTGTTAAATCAAGTTGGCTTGCAGGAGCATCAATTTGTACATCCCAAATTAAATTTCCGTTTACATCTTTAACTTGCTGACGATAAGATCCATTTCCATAAGCAATACATTGTCCATTAGCATCTAAAACAACTGGATTTGTATTAGGAGTAGTTCCTAAATCATCTTGATAAGTTGTTTTAAATGTTGTTGTTGATGGAATATAGTAATAAACAGATCCACTAGCCAAAGGATTTCCATTTGAATCTATAAATTGTTGTCTGCCATTTGGGAGAATACCTTGTAACATATCAATCCTTTTTATTGTCCCTGAGATTTAAAATATTAGCTTTTTGAGCGTTCTTTTTCATCTCTTTTTGTGTTTCAGTCGCTGCTTTATTCAAAGCCTTTTCAAGCGAACTTTGCTCATAGGCAGTACCTACTCTTTGACCAACATATCCACCAACCGCAGCACCGTAAGGCCCTGCAAATGCACCTCCAATGCTTGCGCCTGTTGTTGCGCCTATCTTTGGAGCGTTGCTTGCAATTATTCCAAGTCTTTGAACCTGTTGCCCTGCGCCTTCATATCCATGTATTCCAGGCATGATCTGGCTACCAATGTTCAAAGTGTGAAATGCCTTTACTTCCTCTGGATCAAATGCGTGTTTAATCTTTTCTGATCTTGCATTCAATATCTCATTTACTGAATTTTGATTCCAAACACCAACTTTTTCAGCACCTTTTTGATAGATTTCTCTAGCAATTGCACCCTTAATTTCAGCTTTTGCTCTTTCAGCATTTTGCCTTACTTCCTCTGGGACTTCAATAGTCCACTTGGGTAAACCAGTTTCTTTTTCAATTGGCCCATTCAAAACACCTTTTGAAATCTTGTCAGCAGTATCGTAAATGTGCGCCCATTCGTCTTTGGGTATCTTATTAAGTTTTGCAGGAATCTGTTCAAATGGTGTTCCTGTTTGGACTCCGTTTGGATCAATATCTCCAAATATTGATTTGATTCCTTTTGAACTAAATAAAGTTTTTTCAGCTTGGTGAAGTTGATCGGCTTTCTTATATAACTCTTGGCCTCCAGCACCTGCAATATCTTTGTCAATTGCATTATTAATTTTACGAATCACAGACGCATTACTTGGTGTCCAATCTGCATTTAAAGACTTTCTGACTGCATCCCAAGCCCCTATAGTATTAGGAGCATACTTGTTGCCAAACTCGTCTTCAAAGCCCATTGTCTTAGCTAGATTGATAAGTTTTTCGGCACTTGCTGCAACTCCTTCGTTCCCTTTTAATCCAAGCCCTGCTCTAAATTGTTCATTACTTAATAAGTTGTCAACATTATTTGTTTTTATTGGATTTTCTCCAACCTTTGCCCTGGCTTCATCATAAAGCCTATTCTTTTCAGTTTTAAAGAACCCTGTTAGTCCTTGATCACCTGCGAACGCATCATTGATGGCCTGGCCTCTTTCGTAATCAGACGTTAAAGTCGGACTTGCGCCAGTATTCTCAATTCTCTTTTGAGCATAATTAGATAAAGCATTTTGTTCATTAGCAATCTGTTCTCTTAAAACTTGTGCTTTGGGAGTTTGATTGGCAGATTTAGCCTCAGTATGCTCATTTCTTAAAGTGTCTTCGTTTCCTGTTACAACTCCAGATCGAACCGCATCCTTATTACCAAGAATCTCAGTTGCAATTTGCGCTCTGGTCTGTTGTTCTTTTGGTGAAACATCTTTGGAAATGTTAGAAAGTTTCACCATTGGAAACTCTCCACCTTTACCAGTCTCTTGTCCAGTAAATTTAGAGTAAGGATTTGTGGTTGATTTTGCTGCGCCTGCTGAACCTGGAGCAACTGCTTCGGGTTGAACAATCTCAGTCTTCATTGGAGTTGCAGTAACTTCTTTTAAATCTTGAGCAAATTGTTGGCCTGCTTTTACTGCTGCCCCACCAACTTTACCTGCAGCTTGCGAAACTGGCTTACCTGCAGCCAACATCAAAGAATTAATATAACTTTGAACGTCACCAGTTGGAATGCCTGTCTTTTCAGATATTGCATTTACTCCTTCTCCAAGACTTTCACCAATCAAATCCATTAATCGTCTGGATGCCTCACCCTTGTATGCAGGGGTTTCAGTAACTCCTAAAGTCTTACCAAATGGTTTTTCTAATGCCGAGGTTATTTGATTGGTAATTGCTTTAGCCTCCTCATCAGAACGTAAAAATCTAGCTAATGGATAAGTTGTTGCACCAGCTACCGAGGGGATAACATTACCAACCGTTACGTCAGCCAAAGAAGATAAGCTAATGCCCAAATTCTTAAGAGCACTAATTCTGTCTTGATACATCTTCTCACCTACGTTCATTTGACGAGGAGCAGGTTGAGTTGTAGGTTGAGCCTTTTGAACAATAGGAGCAGGAGCAACTTCAGGTTGAGTTGTAGGCTCTGAAATATCCTGCAAAAAACTAGAGAAGTCTGATTTGGCAGGTTCTTGAGTTTGAACTGGAGCGTTTTGTGTAACTCCTTTTAATACTTTATTGACGTAAGTATCTGGATTCTCTTTGACAAATCCACCATATTGCGCCAAAGCCTTTTTAATGTCACCACCATTTTTAGCAGTCAATTGCTCAAGATAAGTCTTTGCTGCTTGTCTTGATTCTTGCTCATTAAAAGGATTAAATTCAATCCCTTGTTTATGCAACATTTGAACTGTTTCAGGTAAAAACTGATAAGCACCCAAAGCCTTAGTCTTTTTATTGACTGCATAAGGGTCTTTTCCTGACTCAGTAACTTTTAAATTATTAAGTATCTGATCAGTAATAGCAGATTGACTTTGAGGTTTTTCAGCCTCAATATCTCCCAAGAAATCAGCGAATGTTCCCATTAGAGACCACCTGTATTCACGAGTTTTTGTATTACATTGTTTTTGTCTTGGAACTCTTTAAGTAATTCTTTTTTCTTTTCAGGAGACATATCTGGAGTTATTCCAACCAACTCATCACGTTTCATTTTCTTTTGTTCGGGAGTCATTGTTTTATCTTCGTGATGAGTCATCATTTCAAAGAGTTTACTATCTGCGTTATCACCCCAAATCTTTTTAAATGTGTCCATGTTATTTGGCCCATAACGCTGAATAAACTTGGTTGCAGCGTCCGTTTGCAGATCAAGGTTTTTCATGTCTGCCTTAGCTCGCCTGCCAATGTTCAAAAGTACGTCTGGATCATAAATTTCAGTTCCGTTTGCATGAGCCTGAAGTTGTTGTCCTGCAACCGTATCCATCGAACCACCTGCAGCCTTTAAATTAGAAATCTGCATATTCGCAATGTCTTTAGATAATTGCTGGTATTGTGGATCGGCAGTTGCAACACTTGCTTTTCTTATTGTTGCATTGAGTGCATTGCTGACTGGATTAGTTCCTGGAACTCTAGGAGTTTCTTCTTTAACCTTTTCAACTTGTTTGAGCATTTCATCCAAGTTTCTGCGATCAGTAACTAAATTTTTCTTTCTGTCAATCAATCCGCTAACATACTGACCGCCCTCAGTAGTCTTTGTGGCCTCATTTGGTAATTGAGCATAGTTAGTACCAAGTTGACGAACTGGAAACATTAACTGTGGAGCAATTGGGTCTTGAACTGGAGCATTAGGTTGGCCCATTCCCATCTGACCAGGCATACCAGGTTGAGCAGGCATACCAGGTTGAGCAGGGACATTAGGGTTGGCAGGTTGCTGAGGATTACCATACTGAACAGGTTCAAGCGTCTTAGTGATCGGGTTGTAGATTGCTGCGGGTTGGCCTGCGCCACCTGGTTGCAAAGTACCAAATAATGCGTTGATTTGATTTGCAGTTGATTGAGTTGCAAAATGCTCAGACTGAATAAAATTGTTGTATGCCTTTTGATCTTTTACTTTATCACCTGTTGGAGCAGGAGCCATCCTCAAATGTAAAAGTGCCTCATCTGGACTTAAAACACCTTCAGCAATAAGATTAGACATTTCTTTAATATGTTCGGCAGGAGTTATATCTTCGCCTTTTGCAATTCTGGCAGTCATTGCTCCAAGCCTTTGACCAGCAATTGTGTTCTTTTGAACTAAATTTCCAAGTTTTTTAGATACATTTTCGTTTTGAACACCTTGCTGACTCAACAATGTTGAAATTGTTGGTGCAAGATTAGTTGCAGCCTCTGTAGACTTGGACAATGATTTGATAACCGATGGAATGTCAACATTACCGTTTTCATCTGTATTTTCTTGAATGGCCTTGGATGAAACTTTATTCAAATTCATCTCTTGTTGCAATTTTTGAAGTTGCAAATTACCTTGTTCCATTGCAAGTTGATTTCTTTGCAATCCCATTAAACCGCTTACCATTGCTCCAAAATCAGGAATGGTTTGTTTTGTTGGTATTATTGAAGCATCTATTGGCATATTTATCCCTTAAAAATCAGCAACAAGACCTATTCCACTAGAACCAAGACCTGAAGCAGCAGGAGCAGATAATAATGAATAATCAGTTGGAGCCATTGAAGTCGCTCCTGTTAATCCAGATATTCCAGTAGCAGCATTTGTACCAGCACCAAATAATCCACCTTTTCCAAGTAATGAATAAATACCTGCGCCACCAAGACCTAATTGCATTGCACCATTCAAAGCATTAGAAGTAGCATTTCCCGCTGCAATTTGTCCTGCAGCCGTTGCATTTGCTCCGCCTTGTAATGTATTTCCTACGGATTGTGCATTTTGCATACCCATTGATCCAAGCCCTGCAGCAGCATTTTGACCTGTACTTAACAAACTTCCTAAAGTGCTTGCATTTTGTTGGTAAGTAGTCAAAGCATTTTGATATTGCTGGTTGTAAGTATTTTGTGCCAATCCAGTTGCATAGTTAGCCAAACCTTTAGCCTGCGCCCCTGAACCTGTTTGCCCAGTTGCTGAAGTTGCGTTATTTACCGCATTCAAACCTTGTTGTAAGGTAAATTGATACCCTGGGGTTTGCGCTAAATTAGACGGATTAAACTGAAAACCTTGCCCAGAAAGTCCTGTTAAATTACCATTTGCACCGTACTGACCTTGATAACCCAAAGATTGAAGCAATTGAGGCAATGCAGCCGTACCAATTGACATATAGGGAGAAAGATTTGCTTGGTTAGTAGCAAATTGTTGTTGTTGAAGATTTGCTGCATAGTTTGCTGCATTAGCTTGAGTTTGAGCAGCAGATTGAGCAGCTTGAGCTTGCTGATTTGCACCAGTCAAACTTCCAATTAAACTACCTACCGCATTTGTAATAAAACTCATTATGTTCTCCCCATCATTACCATTGATCTATAAATTCCGTCTCTTTGGTAAGCCTTACTAATTCGCCCTTCCTCTTTAAAACCGCATCTAAGTGCCAATTTTAACGCAGGACGGTTCCAATCACCAATAGTCCCAAGGAACTTTTCAGCACCTTTTGCTCTCATTTTTTCTAAAGAGTCTAAAAAGAAAGAATCCACTTCTTTTGCCCCTTTCAACATACAAATATGAACTTCATACATTGTTGGAGTTATTTTGCGAAAATTCACAAATCCATGATCATTTGTGTAATAAATTTCATTATCTACATAACTAAAATTTTCTCTTTGTATCTCATCTATCCGAACCCATTCCCAAACTCTATCATCCCTCATTACCCGAGTTATAAATTCTTTCATTGTCAATTCAGTAAAAATATATTGTTTAAAATGTATTGCATCATTACTTAGTTTTTATCATATTTTTATTCTATATTTAAAGCGCTGAAATTATAAAAGCCATCAATTCTGAATACCGAATACCTAATTTTGTTACAGTTGTTGTTGTTACTTTTGTATAAATTTGTGTTGCTCCCTGTGGAACTACGTCTCCATCATTCAAAGTTATTGTTTGACCATTTAATGTATATCCTGTTAACAAGTCATACATATTATTTGAATCTACACTAACTGCATGACCATTGTATTCTTGCCATGTATCTGAACAAAACAAAGCATATTTTGTTGGATCAAGCCCTTGACTGACAAATGTTTGATAAACGTCTTGAGCCATTATTCCAACGTGAATTCTAGCTTTATCACCTTTCAATGCTACTGCTGAATTTAATTTATAAGTTTTAAACAAACCTTTTAATGCTTTTGCTACTGTTTGTTCAGCACTTGTTAAATCTGCTATTTGTTGTTTGTCGTTCTGATCTGATGTGTTAATTGTTCCTGTTGTTGCATACACAGTTGTCCATCTAAAAGATGAAGCACCTAAAGTCATTGTGTTATCAACACCAGGTTGAAATGTTCCTGCATTAAAAGAAATTAATCTTGTTTTTGCAGACGAACTGGTCATTTGATAAAAACCAAATCCACCACCAGCAATGTTGCTATTTACTATTGATAAATCTCTTTGACCACTAAACCAATTAGCCGCAATCGAAATTTGAGAATCACCTCCAGCACTATTTAAATAATTTGATGGATAGCCTCCATCAGAATTTGAAGAATAAAAAGATGAATAATGTCCAGCGCTAGATTGAATTGGGCCACCAGCATTTGTAAATGTAGTTCCATCCCAAGTCAAATTACTACTTGTAGCCAACACACTTGTTGATGAAGCATAGACAATTCCATTTGCTGTAAATGAAGTAAGTCCAGTACCACCATAAGTTGTGCCAATTGTGCTTCCAGCCCAAGAACCACCATAACTTGTTGCAGTTAATTTTCCTGTACTTGGCACAAAACTTAGTTTAGTGCTTGATGTAGTAATTGGATTATTACCACTTGTTGCACTTACTAAAGTTGGATAATAAGTTGATGAACTAGAAGTATTGTCAGTTGTAGCTACATTAGTTGCATTAGTTGCAGTACCAACTGATAAAGTGGATTGCGCTACATATTGGGGCGCAGTACCGCTAGACGTTAATACATAATTAGCAGTACCAATTCCTAGTTTTGATAATGCTGAACCAGAAGCATAATAGGGTAAATCTCCTGCCGTATAAGTTGTTAACCCTGTACCTCCGTTTGTAGATGCCAAAGTGCCTGAAACAGTTATTGCTCCTTGAGTCGTTGTACTTGGTGTTAAACCTGTAGTCCCAAAATTAAGAGAAGTTACAGTAAGACTTGTAAGTGATGGCAAATCAGAACTGGTTAATGCCCTAAAAGTAGGAGTTGCAGCAAATCCGCTTGATGGCCCTGCAAATATCTGATTAGCCGATTCTGTTGTTAGACTTAAAGCAAAAGACCCAGATGTTGTGATAGTAGACGGAGTTACCGACAAAATAGATGGGACTGTCATTCCTACACTTGTGACCGTTCCAACCCCTAATCCTGCTAAATCCGCAGTAGTCAACGCTCTAAATGTAGGAGTTGCTCCAACACCACTAATAGGGCCTGCAAATAAACTGTTGGCAGCCTGAGTCGTTAAAGTTCCTGTCAATGTACCAGTTGTTGTAACTGGAGACCCTGAAACTGACATAATGCTTGGCAAAGCCAAAGCTACTGAAGTAACCGTACCAGTTCCGTAGGGAAGTGCAGGTATGTCCGTAGAAACCAAAGACCTGAATGTTGGTGCAGCAGTCCCAGTTATAGGGCCTGCTAATACTTGATGGGCTGCTTGGGTTGTTGTGCTACTTACATAGTTTAATGCAGGAATATCACTTGAAACCAATGATCTAAAACTTGGAGTTCCAATAGTAGAAATCGGAGACGCTAATATTTGTGCAGATGTTTGGGTAGTTAAACTGAGTGCAAATGTTCCTGAAGTCGTGATTGTTGAGGGAGCTACAGACAACAAAGAAGCAGGAACAGACATTCCAACAGATGTAACAGTACCACTTCCATAAGGCAAAGCAGGAATATCAGCAGTTGTAAGAGACCTAAAAGTAGGAGGAGCACCAACACCACTAGACGGCCCTGCGAGTATCTGGTTGGCTCCTTGCGTTGTTAATGTACTTACATAATTTAAAGCAGGAATGTCAGTAGAAACCAATCTCCTAAAAGTTGGAGCAGTTCCAACACCAGTTATAGGCCCTGCCAATAAAGTATTGGATGCCTGAGTTGTTAGACTAATTGCAAAAGTACCGCTTGAACTAAGTGAACTAGGAGTGACCGACAATAAAGCAGGAGGTACAGTTACCGCAATCGAATCAATAATACTGTAATCGACTCCTGGAGTTGCTGCAGATAGTGCAGTCCCATTACCCTTTACTATGCCTGTAACCGTTGTTTCTATGGTTAAAGTAGCATTTTGACCACTTGTAACTATTCCATTAAATCCGTTTGCTTTAACAACACTTAATCCTAAAATGGCTAATTCTTCAATTTGTGCAAGCGTATAAGTAGGACTTGTATTTCCTCCAGTCCTTTGAAATAATTGAATTAAAAATAACAACCAAACCTGACTAACCGTTCCATCTATGTTAAGAAATGGAATGTTAATCTGTGGGGTTTGCGCTGCTAAATATCCTGTTGTCATTTTCTATTAGGCAATGCGTCAACAAATGCCCCCGACAATGCCGTTTTAATTGGATCACTCCAACTGAGTTGGAATACCCTGTCTCTAGCCATTCCCAAACGCCACCAGGAAATAGAAGTTAAATATTCCCCAGTTGTGCCCATTGTTTGACCAACTGGGTTGCCGAAAGTCTTTCCTCTATCATCCGAACAAGAAAGATAAACAGTTGCAGGCCCATTACCCGATTCCATTTCAGCAATGAATTGTTTGTATCTGATCCTGTCTGAATTATCGTCTTCAGCATGGTAGAAACTTCTTGTTCTTACAATTGGTTCCCCATTGTCTGTGTAATTACTTTGGTCTAATGTATAAAGATTTCCATTTTGCCAATCACCAACAAATAATTCACCATAAGCAAAAGCAAAACAATTAGACCGATGACGATTAAACTGACCATTCGTATCAGTCCATAACCATTCGTTCCATTGATTGTTAGATAGATCAAAAACCCATGTTTTGTTAGCAGTTGGAAATGTCACTACATAAAAGAAATGTCCATTTATTTCCCATGTATATCCAATTGCATCTGAAACAGTTGAATAAGTTTGAAGTTCAGCATCAATTGCAAATGTTGAAATCTTGACTGCACCAAAGTTTTCAGTTTTTGTAATATAACAATTACCTTGAGGACTTTGAGCAACCCAAAATATTTCACCATTGACCTGAGCAATTGAATTAGTAGCTGCACAACCATACTGAATAAACGAACCTGGGAGTATTTGAAATGGGAAAGTTGGATTCCCTGCGTTGTACCAAATTTCTGTAGTTACTTCACCAAATAAATAAATGTATCTGCGAGAAACCCCTATCCCGACCAGTAAATCAGAATAACCAGCCTTTGCTGCGTAATAAGTTGGATCAAAAGTTACCGAATCAATTAAAGATATATACCATTGATTAGTACCTGGACGATTACAAATAAAGAAACCGTCTACATAATTGATCTGATTTGATCCGTAAAAAGTTGTGGTTGAATTAGAGGGTAATAGTTGAAATGTTTTTGCTGCAAAATTGTAATCATACCCATTAGCAGTCCCATCAACCACCAAAAGATCGACTTCGTTATCAACCATTGACACAGTTCCAGAAAATGAACCCAAAGTGCCAAGAGCAGTACAAGTACCATTAGAAGTAATTGAATAGAAAGTATTGCCACAAACCCCGTAAAGGATATTATTACTTGCAAAATATAGCCCTCTCCATTGATTTTGAGAAACTGAACTTTGTAAAGTAAGTCCTGGGGTTGGATAATGCGTAAAAGGAAAAACCGAGGTATCTGGATTCTTTTCTAAATAAAGATTAATACACCTTTGTGCCCCTGCAATAACACTCTTTGCTTGGTATGCGCCTGTGACAAGTGCTGCCTTTGCCATTATCCTGCACTTCCAACGTAGAAGTCTCCGTAAATATTGTAAGCACCAGACTTACCCCTAAGAGCAACTGGCATATGTAACAAAGGAATCTGAGAGTTAACTTCTTCAATAATTCTCATGGATGCTTCGGCATACCCAGTCAACTCGGGAGTGATTGGTAAGCCATACATCACACAAATGATTCTGGACAAGTTCCATTGCATTGCAGCCAGATACTCAGGAGGCATTGTCACAACATCATTAATAGTCTGAAATCCTTCCAACTGAGTCATTACAGTCAAAAAGATTTGATATTGATTATTAGGTACAGGCCAAACGTAAATTGTGCCAAGTGGATAACCTGTGTTGTAATAAATATACTGAGGAAATGCGTTCAGGTTCTTAATTGAAATCCTGTTGTAGTCCTCATTGGCCCTCAAGACTTCTAATGGATAGTCAACTGGCAATGGTGAACCGTATTGCATTCTAAAGAACGCTGATTCGAGTTTAACTGGACGAGTAATATTGAAATCCCCTCCAGTTCCTATTGTGTAGGATACTTGGCCTGTAGCAACCTTAGAAATAGTTACCAGGTTATAAACCATATAACGTCTGCGCTGCCATTGCGCCAACATCATATTTAATTGATTGAAACAATCATTGGTGTCAGTTGCATTCGGAGTCTGACCAACACCAATGACGTTTGCTATTTTTAACGCTTGAGTGATTAGATCAGAGGGAGTTGTCGGCAGCGGTTGAGTCATTTTTTGGTCTGCCCCTCTTAGTTTCTTTTATCTCTGGAACGATTAAAACTGG